TCCAGGTTCTTACCACCCAATTGCTGTTCATAGTAGCCGCCGGGAAGATTGTTAATGTTTTCAGCCTTGGGATTGGTTGTCCACCAACGCCCCGCGTGAAAACTAAACCCCTGGGCCTCGGGCATTTCTTCAGGCACCTTATCAACAGGCACCTCAATAACACCTCCATCCTGTTTGAAAAACTCCCAGGCAAAACGTCCGCCAGGCCGATCCTTCTCAGCCAAACGATAATACCAATGATCATCGTCCATAGGGTTGGTGTCCATAATAACACCGTGCCAAGTAGGCCCACCGTCCGCCTTTGTCGGAAAACGCCCCACACGATGCGTCAAGCCATCGATCACAGCCTTGGGAAGCTCCCGGCACTCATTTACCCAGGCACCCGTAAGCTCCAAACTCAAAAGTTTTCGCACGTCTTTAGGATCGTCTAATGCTAAGAAGATAACCTCTAAATCAATCCCAGACGCGCCAGCTATACCCGGCAGCTTAATGTGATGCGTGATTGGTGGAGAATACTTAACATCACCCCAAATGCTCTCAGGCATCAACTCCAACCACGTCTTAAGCGTTGTCGTGCGCAGCATAGGATTCGTATTCCTGACAATCGCAAAGCGGCTGTACTTAATACCATCCCGAGGCGAAGGCTTTTGCTGCACCGCACGCCGCCAAATCTCAGCACAACACGCATAGCTCTTCCCAGATCCTACCGGACCCATAATACCGCGCACAAATCCTTTGCTGTGAAAAAACTTGGCAACCGTCGGAGAGCCCGAAAAGTCTAGCTGCATGTTTGTCGGATGATTACTCATTTGGCAACACGCTCATATGGAATTACAAACGGGGTTGCCTCCGAAACCTTGGCCTTACCGCCATAAGCCCTCTTAATCTTCTCAGCAATTTGATCCACACTCTTAGCAGTCACAACGTGCTGAACCTTCTCACCACCAACCTTGACCGTCACGTTATACTTTCTCATCACTATCATCCTTGCTTGGCATCACATACTCAATCGAAACCACAGAAGGCTTATCAACCTCCTTCTCCTGGTCCAACAATCCCGCCGTTTTAGCCAGCATCTGTAAAATACGAACCTTGTCGATCATCTCAACATCAACCACATTGCCATGAGAATTAGGTGTAACACGAACACGCTTCACAGCACGCAACGCCGCCGGGTCAATGCTGGCAATGTCCTTCAACGTCACGCCCTCAGACGTGATATCCACAATGTCCGTAATCGTGCTGGTGCCCAAACTTAACAACTCAGCCGCCAACTCATCCCGGTTTTCGTAAATCATCGCAGAACCGCGAAGACGCCGCTTAATCTCACCCATAGCAAAACGCGCCCGATCTTTGGGCACGCTCTGACTAGTCTTACCCTTAGAACGGGATGACATCTTCCGCCTCCTCAGCCTGGCCCCAAGCAGGAGCCCCACCACTCTCAGGAGCCTGGAATGAACCCAAAGAGCCCGCATCACTCTTCTCAGCCCTGCCGTCCAACATAACCATCTCACCACCGTACTGACGCAACACAACTTCGGTCACAGACTTCTCAACACCAGAACTGTCCTGAAACTTTCGTGTCTCCAAAGAACCCTGCAAATATACCTTGCTACCCTTCCTTAAATATTGCTCAGCTACCTTCACTAAGCCCTCGTTGAAAATACTAACCGTGTGCCACTCCGTGCGCTCCTTGCGCTCACCAGAAGCCTTGTCCTTCCATGTCTCACTCGTAGCCAAGCGAAACGAACAAACCTTGCCGCCGTTCTTAAATGTGCGAACCTCGGGATCCTTCCCAAGATTGCCAACCAATATTACCTTGTTCACTGACATGTTTTCCTCCTTGTAAAATGCCAAAATAATTTTGTGTTATCCCCATACGTGCTAGGCGGGGGCGGGGGGGGATAAGGTGGGGTCACGTTATATTTGTGCATATGCCCACATACTAATGGAACGATTTGTTTTTGTACACTCACCGCATCTTAAGCCCATTGGTTGCCTTCTTCAGCACAGATGAGGGGTCATCCTGCGCGCCACCCTTGCCCTTACCTTCCTTGCGTTTGATGAAGTACTGCAACGACTGCGGTGGTTGCTTGTTGTTCTTCACCATCCAATCCAACACCCGGCACGCATCGCTGTCAAAGCTCTTAGCTGTGTAGCCCATGCGCAGTAGATCGCCTGCCAAAGCTACCTGTCTTTGGTCATAGCTCCAGTTCCGCCCGTACCTCTGCTGGATAGCGTGCGATAGGTTGTTGCATACTCTTCTACATTCATCCTCATTATTCTCTTCTTTTATAGTTCTATTAGGGTGTTTAAGTACAAGCTGGGGCTTGTGGACTTGTACAAGCTGGGGCTTGTATAGGTCATCACCGTTACTGCTCTTTACACAAGCTGGGGCTTGTACACGTTTAGATTGTTTTGCTTTGTTTACAAGCTGGGGCTTGTGCGCAGAGAGTTGTCCTTTGGCTCCTCTAGCGGCCAGTTCCATCATCTTCTCGGCTTCTTCTGCCTCTTCTTGGGGTGTCTTTGCATCGGCTGGCTCGGCCATTTTGATGATGTTATCGTATGTCTTTGTGGGATCGAATATGACCCTCCAGACTGCGCCTTGCTTTCCCCAGCGTCTACGATTGTCTTCGCGTTTAATCTTCTCAATGTAGCCCCAATCTACCAGGCGCATCATGTGCTGTGAGACTGCTTGCTGAGAGCTTTCCATATCGTGTGCCATTGTCCTCTGGTTTACCCAGAACACGGCTGTCCACTGCTTGGCGTGCCCACAGCAATAGGCGAGGACTTTGAGTGCTTTGGGATACCTATTGAAGCGGTTGTCCATGATAGCTCTGCCTGGCAGTACGGCTGTTGGACCTGGTGATTGACCTGTGCCGTGTCCTTTGGGAGCGTCACGTATTGGATCAGGTGTTAGCTCAGTCTTGCGCATCGCAATCCTCGGTGTAGTCTGGGTCTTCTATGAACCCGGTTTCATCGCATCGTCCGCATGCCACCAGTTGTGTTTCCAGGTAGCCGCCATTTATGTAGCAGACGATCGGTTTGTCCTCTTCATAACGGCCTTCGCCCTGGCATTCTGGGCACGGTAGATAGATCACTTAATCATGTTCTCCAGGGCGTATGCGAGTTGGCGCAGTTGGGCTGGCATTTGATCATTGACGTGACCTGTGAAGAGTGGGCGCCGATCTTTAGGGTGCAATGCTTCGCCTGCAATGAGAGCAAAGGTGGGTCCACTGTGATCGGTACGTGAGATTTCAAAGGTGACGTGTCCAACCATGTAGGTGTCACGTTTCACGCTCGGGTTTTTCTGTCTGTTGTTTGCGCTCATTAGGATCCTCCTTCTTAATGAGTTGTAGATACGATCCGTTTCTGGATCTTGTTCACGGCGTTTTTTCACGGCCTGGATGCTGTGCAGAATGGTGGTGTGATCGCGGTTACTTGCGCGCCCAATCTGGGGCAGGGAGCCTGTCGTGAGATCTCGGCAGAGGGCGTGAGCCAATTGTCTCCATCTTGCATAGCCTTTTTTGCGCACTGGTCCTTTTAGATCAAAGACGGTTATGTCTGCGTGCCAGGCAACGGTAGCGTGTATTTCTTCGATTGATATTTTGCGGCGGGGATCTCTGATATCTTCGTGCCGGGGAATGCTGCCTCCACCATCTTCTTTTTGAGGCGATACACGTCCGTCGAGTAGCCCTTCACGTCCTCCACAATCAGGGCTCCGATTTGGCCTTCTGGCCCGGTTGCTGTCTTGTCGAAGTACTGGAAGTCCGCGAGGTATTTGCATATTGGCTTGCCTTTGATTGTGATCCGAAAGATCGGCTGGAATTCAAGGTTCTGGATTTCCCCGGCGTCCAACCTGGGCTTGAGGACAAACCAGTAGTGCTTGGCTTCCGCTTGGGAGTCGAAGCGTCTGTCATCTAGGACCACCTTTTTGTTGTTGAACTTACGCAACTGAACGCGCCGCTCTTGTAAGCTTGTAGAGATCACGGCTGATCGTGACGCCTAGCTCGCGTGCCAGGACGTGTTCAACGTACACTTCCTTCGACATACATTGCTTTTCAGCTTCCTTTTTCACGGCTTCGTGCAGTCCTGCATCGATCCGACAAAACAGATTTGAAACGTTATCTGACATTTTTATCTCCAAAAGAGTCTATTAGTACTTGTACGACCGTATATAAATATTATATCAGGTGTATAGATGTACTTTTCGCGTACTTTTTATGTACGTTTAACAGCCAAGGAGGGCGCACATGTATTGCTGCAGTAAATGTAATGGAACAGGTGATCTGCCGGCGCATCGCAATGTTGCCGGCGGTGTCTGCTTCAAGTGTAAGGGCACTGGCAAGCAGCGCACGCGTCCAAACCCAGCGACCCGCAAGTGGTTATGCGTCTATGCCGGGGTGGGTCTGTTTACCAAAGGTGCGCGCAGTGAAAAGGCTGCGCTTCGCCTGGCTGTTACACATTGGAAGCTGCACAAAAAAGCTTTGGCGTTTGCGAATGTCAAATCAGAGAAAGACATAACTGTAACTATACTGGGGGAAGTATAATGCTACACGTAACACGATCAGATCACGGCGCAGCGCATAGTGGCAAGTTTGCTGCTTATGTGCGCGTCAGTACCGACAAACAAGATGTCGTCAACCAGGAACACGCAATCAAAGCCTATCTCAACGGCGGCGATTACAAGGTTAAATGGTTCCGCGAAGAGGGCGTCAGCGCCACCACTGATTGGCACCAGCGGCATGAACTGCACGCGTGCTTGGATCATTGCCGAAAAACTGGGGCAACTATGGTCATCTATTCTGTTAGCCGTTTATCCCGGCGCACCTGGGAAACCTTACGTTTCTTGGAGCAAGAAGTGCGGACAGGTAAGGTAAAACTGGTGGTGGTTGACAACCCAAACCTAGATCATACCACAATCG